CACACCTGTCATGGCGGGGGTTAGAACTCCACTTCGACAATTTGCGAGCTGTGTTCTTGTTGATGTTGATGACACCCTCGATAGTATCTTTAGTAGCGACATGGCTATTGGTTACTACGTTGCACAGCGTGCTGGAATCGGTATCAACGCAGGTCGTATCAGGGGTATCAACAGCAAGATCCGAGACGGCGAGGTTCAGCATACAGGCGTTGTACCATTTCTCAAAAAGTTTGAGTCAACTGTCCGATGCTGCACGCAAAACGGCATCAGAGGTGGAAGCGCAACAGTTCACTTCCCCATCTGGCACCAAGAAATCGAAGACATCATTGTCCTGAAGA